CCATACCATTTATGTGATAAAAAACTCCATAAAAACAGAGGGCACCTTCTTTATTAGTGTAATTGCCCTTACATTGTTTATACTTCCCACTCCTAAGCGCCTCAACTAGTTCACGACGATAGTCGTACTTGTCTTTTACCTTGAGCATGGTCTATACCTCTTTCTCTAGAAGGTCTGCTAACTCTCTAAACGTAAAACCATCGTCGTTGAGGCAAGCGTATTCACAAGAAATATTAATTAATTCTCTTAATCTTTTAATTTCCTCTACTTCCTTTTGTAGGTAAATTCTGCCATAGCGATTTTCTAAAAAATCGTCAGGAATACCATTTATATGATAAAATAGCCCAAAGAAACAATAAGAATCTCCTTTTTTCCATGCTGATTTACACTGTTTATACTTTCTGCTTCGGAGAGCTTCAATTAACTCTCTACGATAGTCATATTTGTCTTTTACCTTGAGCATTTTTCTATTTCCTTTCTTCGTTACCCGAGACAGCTAATAAAACAGCTTCTACTGAAAGTAAATTCCACTTATGCTCTGGATTTAAATGCAAATCATGATCTTCACCACATAAATATAAAATATCTTTCTCTATTAATTCTTTAGCTGTTTTTTCTTCTATCTCAAACGTGGTTTCGCCTACTGAAAGATATCGCATGGCGCTGATACTCCTTTTCCCTGTTGACTATGGCACTTTCTAGCCCACAAGTCAAGCGGGGAACGGGAGGTTCTCACTGCGTTAGCCGCTTCCTCCTGGTGAACTCGCAGCATCCGAGGGGGCCGCCCGTTCCACCTTGTATAGGCAACTATGAAATTACCATACGCTAAGAAAATCCATAGAAATTTAATGCAATATGGGCTCCTCGCTACAGATGTGCTCTATAGAAAGATGCACGTCTACGATAAAGAAGCGAAGCGGATATTAGATTTTCTAATCACAACTATTAAATCTCAGCCTTTGGCAAATTCAGCTCAGCTAAAATCTCTTTATTCTTTGATGGAGAAAGCAGACGATCGCTCTATAGAGTGTGCGTCTAAATTAGCGCCCTATCAAACTCCTAAATTGGAGTCCATAGAGGTCAAGGGTAAGGTAGATCATAGGTATGTGATTCGCTCGCCGCAGCCAATGCAGTCTGTAGATCAATGGATGAAGCATACTGGCGCTGAGCGCTTAAAGATAGAAGAAATGACTAAACGGGAGAAAGAGCTGGAGCCTCCAACCCCCTCTATTCATGATTTTTCTGAAGACGAAGATTATAACGAGCCCGGCTCACCGAAGGATTTAAATTAAGCAGCGTAAAGCGGCTAGGAATTAAACCGAAGGAAAAGTTAAATGCCTGAATTAGCAACTGCGATAATGGGCGAAACAGCATCTAGGTTTTTTGTTGTTTCTGTGTCTGTTTCTACTTCTACGTCTGCTATGGCAGCAGGTGTAGGGCCTTTTAGAGGGTTATTTTTTAAAACTACATCTTCTGTAACTATGGTAGGGTTCAATGGCAACTCTATTGTCTTAGACGCAGTGCAAAAGAACGCCATTATTTGGATTCAAGGTAATCACATCAGCGTAATCGCAACTGCAACAGCAGTCTTCGGACTCATCTAAGTTAGGAGTGTATCTTGGCCTCTATAGGCATTACGTTTGCCGACAATATGAGTGGAATGGTGACTACATCGTTCCAGTTTGATGAGGCCTCTATATCTAGAATATATAACGCATATCAATATCTAAATTTAGATAAAGTAGGGTACAAACAAGACGATCCTAATATGGACAGGCCAAGTCCGCTCTCTTACAAAGAAATAGTAGATGTTATAGCTAATAATTTCATGAGAAATTTATTAGCTCAAGTTTTAGAAGCCGAGCAGCGCGAAGCTATGAGTAAATTAAACCTAGATTATCTCAAGATAACGGGGCGTTCTTAAATAATGAGTACGCCTGCTGTACCATTTTCTCCTCCTACCGGAATAATGACTGCATTTGATGCATTTGCAGTCGCGCCTTCTAATAGTAACGATCTAGCTACAGTCGCAAGAGCATTATATGTAGGAAATACGGGTGATATTACTTTAGACACCCCAGAGTCAACATCTATTTTATTCTCCAACGTGCAAGCTGGCTCTATTTTACCTGTAATGGTGAAAAGAGTTCGCGCTACAGGGACGACAGCCACAGGCATAGTCGCGCTAAAATAAATATCCTTAAATTTAGGTGTAAATATATGGACTGCTGTCAGAGGCGTAGGAGCGTCCCCAGGCGTGTCTAGAGATAAATTAACTGCTAATAGAGAATATTACGTCAGAGACGATGGCAGTAACTCTAATAACGGTCGCACCAATAGCGCAGCAGGTGCGTGGTTAACTCCACAGTTTGCTGCTAATTTTATAGCCTCTAATTTAGATTTTGCTGGATTTAGAATTATAGTAAATATTGTCCCCTCTAGCGGATCTAAATCATTTCCTGGAGTATTTAATAGAAATTATGTAGGCGGGGGGCAACTTTATTGGAAAGGAGACATTAATACTCCTTCTAATACGATTCTACTGAATGCTGTAAACCCATTTTTTGGGTTTAATCAAGGTTCTTTTAATGTATTACAACGTACAGACACAGAAATTTGGGTAAATGGGTTTAGATTTGCGCCTACAGCAGGGCCTTGTATAGACCCGGACCCATCTTCTTGTGGGGATCAACAAGTTATATTTGGAGATTTAGAAAATTTTACAACCGCTAATATAGAATTTGCCGGTAATCAAAACTTTGGCTCCATAATTGCTGGTAATTTCTTTGATGGCGGGAATACTATGATAATAGACGGCTCTGAGTTAACAAACTGCGGAGCATTTTTAAATACTTTCACTAATTCTGCACCTTTCTTAGGGTCTACTATAACTATTCAAGATACCCCAGCGATTACTTCGTTTTTTGTTGTAAATGAACGCTCTGCGCTTTCTAATTTCGCTACTTTTGCGGGTACTTCTACTACAGGTAAGAAATTTCAAGTCCAAGAAGGGGGTGAATTATTTTCTCCAGACCTTAGTGGCATTCCAGGCAGTTTAGATGGCACAGTAGACAGCACAGGGTTTGCGCTCTATACAGGCTCTGATAGCGTATTTGGCGGAACTGTTAAGCGAGATGATTATATAACTAATATTACTGCTGCGACTACTAATTTAACTAATTTAAATTCTGGAAGAACCTATACTAATACTGGAGCAACTGCAAGAGTAGATTTTAATTTACCTTCTGGGCAAGCTGATCTTGTGTTTAAATTTATGGTTCGCGACACAGATGGGATTAGAGTTATAGCTGCAGGAGGAGATACTATAGAAGTTGGCGGCGTAGCGTCTGCTGCAGGCGGACGAATAGACGCTAACGTTATAGGAGATACCATTGAGATTAAATGTATCAATGGAACTGAATGGGTAGCTATGACTACCATAGGCACATGGACGCCGACTTAGAAAAGATAAAAGATAATTGCCATCAAAAGGCGAAGAAACATGATGGGTGCAATGGGCACCCTAACGTAAAAGGTTTTTCCGAATTTGTCTTCAAAAAAGCTCTTCATAAATGGGTACGACAGGGCCGCATAGGGGATATAAATATAATAGTAGATCAGGAGCTTAATAATTGGGCCAAAGCTTGGAAGCATCAAGGGATACATCAGAAAAATAAGGGAGATAAAAAGTGATTACTCCGTGGCTCTTGCTCCTTCTTATCTTTTGGCAACCAATTTGGTGGACCATGAAGTCGCTCTATCATCTAGTAAAGAGGGATCAGTGGGACGCATCAGGGTATTTTTCATCTGTTAAAGGCTGGTTCCTCCAATTATGGGAGCTTATCAACCCCCTAAACGCACACAGGTGAAAGTTAGAAATCCCTGGTAGTTGGTAGATTCCCCGTGCAAGTCTCCTTGGCAATGCTGCAATGACGAACCAACTATTAGAGGACGCAACCTTCTCTTTAAAGAGCAATGAGAGCGTCTATTTCTAAAACTTCGAGGAACAATGGACCAAATCTTCAGCTTTGACTTTGATTTATTTAGTTTCTTTATTTTCCCCATAATATTTATGGTATTTTTAGCTGCGTATTTGTTTTGGCCAGAAGGGGGAGACCCTTCTAAAAGTAATAGGAATAATTAAAATGGGCGTAAACGGTAGTAAACCCGGTTCTGGTAAGGGTGCTTTCTCTTATGGAGCCGGTAAATCTATGTCTGGCAAGCGTACTGGTATGTCAGGCACGGGAAAGATGAAATCTTCCCACGGTTGCGGTAAGAATACCTCTGATAATAACATGAACCGAACCACTGGTGGCGTTATGGTGGGTAAGGGTACGCGCACCTTTAAGAAATCTTACTCTAAGTTGGGCTAGGCATGCGCACTCCAGTACAACTTACTGTTTACAAAACAGATAATGGATTTGTATTGGAGTGGCGCGATGATAGTAAAAGAGACTTATCTAAAATTTCATCTTCGCCTTGGCAGTATAAATGTGACGGCGTAGAAGTATTAACAGAGATTGACAAACTTTTAGAGCGAATAAAGGTAGTATTAAAATGAAATACCCAAAGAGAAGCGTTCCGAAAGGGATCGATCCAGCGCAGCCCAACAGGAATTTTGTTGAGATGTGCTACGCTAATAAAGGGGACGGAGAAGGCTATTCTAAAGAAATGTATCCGCCCGTAGGTAAGGTAGATACATGGCCTTTTAGACCGACTAGGGAGAAAACGCCCCATGGATTTGGGGGCAGTAAAAAAGCAGGCAAGTTACGTACATCTGGCAGCGGTAAAGCGCATAGAATTGGCAAGAGGTAAAAATGACTGACTTAAACGATCCGCAGATGGGTGAACTCATCCCCCCAAAGGAGCAAATGCACAAGCCTATTCCTGTGCATGGTTATACAGACGTTTCTGAGTCTAAGAAAAATCTAGTAAACGAGAATAAAATTCTCGAAGAGCGAGTTTTACGTCAACTAGAGAAATGCCACAAATTTAGTATGGAAGTAGACGGTAGGTTTGTCAGCATAGCCAAAACTCACTTCCAAGAAGGCTTTATGGACCTCAACAGAGCTATTTTTAACCCCGAAAGAATAAAGCTTCCCGAGGATGATAACAAAGCTTAGAGAGACCATTAAGCAAGCTTTTGGACCTTCCGAGAGCGAGAAAGTCTCTAAAGAAACTGTAAAATACAGCGGAGGCCACAAAAATTCTAAGTGCGGCCTCTGCATTTATTTTAACAAGAACGAAACTTGCGATAAGGTAAAAGGTAAAGTACTAGCTAATATGTGGTGCACTCTCTTCAAGAAGAAATAAAATGATTATTGATGATCGTTGGAAAGACGAATTAATGATCCGAGAGAGAATAACTGATCTAGAATTATTAGCTATGTCAGAAGAGCATAGAAACTGGATAAAGAGTCACCCAAAAGTGTTTGTTCATTTTGAAAATGTAGACTGTACTTACAATCTCCTCCATAGAGACAACAAAGCTATACTTATGAATATAAAGAAAAATGTCAAACAGGGTAAAAACTAAATATACTACAGTATGGGAACCAAATCCAGGGCCTCAATCTTGGTTAATTTCTTGTCCTGTATTCGAGACGTTATTTGGGGGAGCCCGTGGAGGGGGCAAATCCGATGGAGTGCTCGGCGAATGGGTGATGCATGCTAATGAACATGGTCAGAATGCTATTGGTCTCTGCGTTCGTCGCGAAAGAACTCAGCTCCTCGAGCTTGTTGAACGATCAAAAATTCTTTATCTTCCCTTGGGAGCAAAATTTAATGAGCAGGACAAATTATGGCGTTTTCCAAACGGCGCCAGATTACGATTTGCATATCTAGAAAGCGACAATGACGCACAAGCATACCAAGGCCATAGCTATACGAGAGTTTATATTGAAGAGATGGGAACATTTCCTAATCCAGAGCCTATATTTAAGCTTATGGCTACCCTGCGTAGTGGCGCTGGTGTACCTTGTCGGTTTATCGCTACTGCAAATCCTGGTGGTCCTGGGCATTCTTGGATTAAGTCACGCTATATTGATCCTGCACCTCTCGGAATGAAGGTGCTACCTACTAGATTTGAAGATGACCTCACTGGCAATGTGGTCATAAAAGAGCGTATATTTATCCCCTCTAAGATAACAGATAATCCTTATACTAATACGCCTCAATATATAGGAAATCTTTATCTTTCTGGGAATGCTGAGCTCGTTAAAGCTTGGCTTAAAGGCGACTGGAATGTTATGCTTGGAGCATACTTTCCGGAGTTTGATACGAGAAAGCATGTCATTAAAACCTTTAAAATACCGAAGCATTGGACTAGATTCATGTCAATGGATTGGGGTACGGCAACCCCATTTTCAATTGGCTGGTGGGCTATTGTCCCTGATGAATTTGATGCAGGATTGGAGATATATCCCGATCAATGGCAATATTTTGCCGGGCAGTCTGAAGCTACGGGTATTACATCGCTTCCAAAAGGCGCCATCATACGTTATAAAGAATGGTATGGATCAAGAGGCGCCGCTAATAAATCAATATCTACCACGGAAAATATGAATGTAGGTTTAAAGCTTACAGCCGAAGAAGTCGCACAAGGGGTTATGTTACGTGAAGCTACAGAGCCTAAGAACGAGTTTGGCAGACCAAGGATCTCCTATCGTGTGGCAGACCCTCGAATCTTTGCGTGGGACAGTGGGCCATCTATTGCAGAGAGGATGTCTGCGGCTCCTTATTACATTGGATTCCAAAGAGCAGATAACAAGCGTACAGCTAAGTCCGGTGCAATGGGGGGATGGGACGCTGTAAGGGCTAGGCTAAAAGGCGACGGCATAGTACCTATGATGTTCTTTATGGATTGCTGCACAGAGATAATAAGAACTCTACCTGTTTTACAGCACCATGAATTAAACATGGAAGACGTAGATACAGACAGCGAAGACCACGCTCCAGATGAAACCAGATACGCTTGTATGAGTAGGCCCTATTCTGCGCCTGCTCAAATAGATATACTTAGAAGAACTCTTAAAAAGAGAGATAATGTAATCGCTCTTCACGATGTATTAGATGATTTAGTTAAACCCTTGAGTAAGGGTAAAGAGTCTACTAGAAGTAAGAGGATATTCTAAATGTCCGGGCCTGTAGACGGCAATAAGAGAGATATTTCTAAGAAAAGAAATATCCCTTTTACCCCTCGTAAGATAGAGACTACTTTACCTAAAATGAAAATGTACAAGGAGCAGCCAAGATCGGATACTCATTCTTGGTTTCCAGAGATACAACAGCAAGAAGACGAGTTATTAAAATCACAGGGCCTAAGAATGAAAATGGGCCAACAGAACAGAGCCATAATAGAGAGCCTAGCGGGTAGGCCGGGGGATAGTTTGAGTTCTTTACCTATGTCGCCACAGCAGCAACAGCCGCCTAATTCTATGCCTCAAATGCCAATGGCGCAGTCACCTATGGGAGGGGGTATAGACCCTAAATTATTAGAACAGCTAATGCTAATGCGGCATCCGGGGCGCACAGAGGCGCCTGTGCCTTATACTGGTGCAGATTAGATGAATGAACAAATATTAAATGCGCTTAGATTACAACCGCCCCCCAATGACCCTTTTTGGGACAATCTAGGCGCGCCTATGATGCACGGGGATAAAAAGTTAGAATATACACCGGGGGAGCGCGAAAGTAAAAACGTAGAGCAGTATAATCAACAACACTTAGATGAGTCTTTTTTAACAAGAATACTAAATTCCCTTATGGGAAGAGATACTTCTACAATAGGTAGAACGGGAGGGTCTTCTTTCCCTAAAGGAGTGCAGCCTTCTACACAACAGCCGCAAATGAATCAATTCTCTAAGATACCAACTGATGAAACTGTAGTAATGCCAGAGCAACCCAATCCAGATTCTCTACCACAGCCTCATCCTTGGGAATACTATTTTGGCTCTACACAGACTAAAACAGGACAATAATTGATGGTTCCACAGGCAGGTTTAACCGATATAGCTAAATTGGTACTAAAATCTCTCATGGGGAAGTCTAAACCTGCGCCTTCTATGCCTACTCCACAACCTCAAATACCACAAGAGAATTTATTTAAATTAGGCCCGCATGGTAATCATGGGACTATGAGATTTCCTTATGAGGCTAATCAAAATCCTGGTATTAGACATCCTAATGCAGGCCCGCCTAATAGAGGCCCAAATAGATCAGACAATCTAAAATACAGCGATGCTATTTTAGATCAAAAAGTTCGAGCAAAAGGGTTAGACCCTTCTATTATGGACTATTGGACTAAACACAATATGTTTTATCCTCCGTTGAGATAAAAGATGGAAGATGAACCTTTAATCACTACTCAAGGCGCTCTTCAACAGGCTAAAAAGCTAGAAAATGAGCGTATTCTAGCTATCCTTAATAAAGGGATGGCAGGTAATGTGCCTGCGTTAGATACTTTGGGTAAAGGCGCTGCTGAAATAGCTCAGAATATCTATAAAAATATAAAGAATTTCACCCAGCATGGGTACAAACCGGGGAATTTAGATGAAGAAGGTGTAGTTAATTCTGCAAAAGTTACACAAGATTTATTTGGAATGGGGGCGCTATCTAATACAGCTAGCGGAGTATTAAGTGCATTAGGTGGGGGAGCAGCTAAGGCTAAATGGACTCCTGAAATGCAGAATACTCTCAAACAATTATCAGAAAAATATCCTAAAGGAACACCTGGAGGGCCTGACGCAATAGCTAGAGACTTTAAAGCGGCGCATCCTCACTATCAAGGTTCGGATGTAACTATAAAAGGGCAAGTCAACAGAGTGAGACTATATGGGGGCGTAAATGTAGCGGGGGGAGCGCCCTCAGTAGCAAAAGTTGAATTAGTTCCGTCTAAAACAAATCCCGCTGGAGGCGTTAATTGGGATGAAAGAATGTTTAGTACTCTTAAAAATCTAGATGCTCGATTTGGAGGGGTCCAAGGGGGCGGTAAGCGTATTTTACATGAATTTAGAGGCAGACACCCTGAATTTAATGGCTCAGATGCGACTATCAGGTCATACCAATATAGAATGCGAGGTGGCTGGAAACCTTTTAGCGAAGAGGGAGGGGGGTCAACTTTAGGCGTATTTGGGGGTAAATCTATTACCCCGTCTAAGTCTCCAGAAGAGATAGTACAATCCCTAGAAAAACATAAACCTGTAGATAGACGTTGGGTGGAGAATTGGTTAGAAAGAGCAGGCGTCAATTACACTACTAAAGTTAAAGGAAAGCAACAAACAGCCTACATAGAGCCTAATCCTGTAAATCCCCCTATGCAAAGATCGCATCAGCCTATAGTCAGAGTTCCCAGAGACGAGCATATGGGCCATCCGCCTAAAAATCCAGAAATAGGTAATAAAGTCGATACTGGTATAGCTCCTCCGTTACAATCTACTATGGATCATCCAGGGCAAATGAATCCAGCTAGACGATTTTGGTCTAGGCCAGGACAGAAAGGCGGGCATCTAGCTCCTTTATCTGCGCCGAGTGAACATTCTCTTATAAATCAGTCTAATATGAGTTATGCACATCCAGAAGCAATGGATGCTTTTCTTAAGTATAGACTTAGTACAGCACCAGATAAAGGTAATTGGCTTATACCGCCAAATATGGCGCCTAAACAATTACCCCCTAGACCCGAAATGCCGCAGTCTAAAATTCCTACTGATCCTAGACAATCTGAGATGAATTTTGGCCCTGAAGATATACTAAAGGCGTTACAAGGTAGATACTAATGGTTGACTTCGAAGACGTAGATGAATCATCTGCGCACCCAGAAGATGATGGTAAACTTGCTCCCGGCGCAGGTAGGGAGAGTTTTAAATTAGCCGCTTTCTGGAAAGCACAGATAAATTCTTACGACGAAGCGGCTAGACGCTTTAATAAGCGTGGCGCGACTATAGTTAAACGCTATAGAGACGAGCGCTCTAGGATAGATGAAGAAGGTCAAAAGAGGATGAATCTTCTTTGGGCCAACATTAAAGTAATGAAGCCTGCCATATATTCTAGGTGCCCTACTCCTGTAGTGGATAGAAAATTTTTAGACAGAGACCCCACAGGTAAACTTTCTGCTCAAATGTTAGAGCGAACGCTCATAAATGAGTTAGAAGTTAATAATTTTCACAACGCCATGAATATGGCAGTTATGGATAGGCTACTCCCTGGTCGTGGCGTCGTATGGATTAGGTACGTACCTAAGTTCGGTAAAGGCGAATCTATACCTGCATCTTCTATAGGTGGCATAGAGAATCCTCTTTATCAAATAGGCAAAGATACAAAAGACAAGAGACTTCTTGAAGATGATGCTAAAGAAGATGAGCTAGATGAAACTCAGGAACAAATAATCTCTGAAAAGACAGAAGTAGATTACTTAGACTGGAGGGATTTTTATCATTTCCCCGCAAAAGCTAGGGTGTGGGAAGAAGTACAAGCTATTGGCAAGAAAGTACATATCTCTAAAAAAGAAGCCATCGAGAGATTCGGTAAGAAAATAGGTAATGCGCTCAAACCAGATACGTCTTTACACTCAGGAACTAATAATGATTCTCTTTCTTACACAGATACCGCTATATTTAGAGACGTAAACGAGAGGGACATTATTATTTATGAAATATGGAACAAGACTGATGGTAGAGTATATTGGATTTCGACAGGTTATGAGTATCTTTGTGATGTTAAAGATGATCCCCTTGAACTTACAAATTTCTTTCCTGTTCCAAGACCTCTATATTCTAATCTTACTAACGATAGTCTTTTCCCTGTAGCTGATTATTTAGAGTGGCAGGATCAAGCTATTACCATAGACGAGCTTACTAATAGGCTCTCTATGTTAACTATGGCTTGTAAAGTAGCTGGCGTGTACGACGCTTCTAAACCCGCTATAGCTCGTATATTTGATGAAAGCGTCGAGAATCAACTCTTACCCGTGGAGCAATGGACCGCTTTTGCAGAAAGTGGTGGACTAAAGAGTGCTATAGATTTTATTCCTATAGATCAAATACAGGCTTGTATGGAGACTCTACAGAAAGTTCGCCAGCAAGCTAACATAGATATGGATCAAGTCAGCGGCATAAGTGATGTTATAAGGGGCACTTCTGATAGTAGAGAAACATTAGGGGGTCTAAGATTGAAAAATAACAATTCTGGCACACGCCTAAGTGAATCTCAAGAAGACGTAGCTAGATACGCTAGAGATGCTATTAAATTAGTATCAGAAATTATATGTAAACACTTCCAAGATGAAACTTTAATAGAGTCTAGCGGCGTTATGTATCTTGAACAGATGCAGCCAGACGCTATTCTAAGAGAGTTGGAGATAGAGAAAGCGAGTAGCGAGAATGTCAGTTCAGGACAGCCCTCAGGACAGCCCAACCAAGCCCCAGGACAGCCGCAACAATCTCCGGGAGGTCAACCCTCGGGGATGCAGCCAATGCACGCGCAAGCGCCTGGAATGGCTGGAGGTCAAATGGGAATGCAGAAACCCGCTATGCCTCAACCACAGCAAGGCGGAAATGTATTATCGTTCCCCGGAGGTCCGCCAGCAAACTTACCAACAATCAATCCACAGCCGCAGCCAACACAGCCGATGGGACAAGGACCATTACAGTTACCGCAACCGTTTGAGCCGCCTCCTGACCCAGAAGTAATTGCTTTAACTAAAGTAGTGAAAGCTATTGAGCTTCTTAGAAAAGATGTAATTCGCTGGTATCGTATAGACATTGAAACAGACTCTACTATTTTTGGTGATAAATATCAAGATCGCCAAGATGTAAATGAATTTGTTACTTCTATGGCTAACTTTATGAAGAGTTTTGAGACTATTGCCGCTAGTGAGCCTGCCGCAATGCCTTTAATGGCTAAAACTCTTCAATGGAGTACTAGAAAATATCGCGTAGGTAGGGATTTAGAGTCCGAAATAGATAACTTCTGTGAAATGATGACTAAAAAGGCCAAGCTAGCTATAGAAAATCCACAGCCTAGCCCAGAGGATAAGAAAAATGATATAGAAGTTAAAAAGATGCAACTAGAGCATCAAGCCGCTGAGAGGGAAGATCAGCGCGAACATGCTCATATGGAGAGAGACGATCAGCGCCAAGCTATGCTAGATCAAGCTAAAGATCAGAGAGAGATGCAGAAGCATCAGTTGGAAGCTCAAAGAGATAAAGAGTCTCATGAGATGGAAATGACGAAAATGCGTCATGAGGCCCATTATAAAGAAAAAGAACACCAAATGAAATTAATGGAGCTTCAAGCTAAATTACATCATCAGCAGCAGACTGCTCAATTAGATATGCAGTCGCAGCACAATGAAATGCAGATGGATGGGCAAAAACAACAAAATGAATTACAAATGCAAGACAGAGAAATGGATATGCGGGAGCAGGAAGGCCAAATGGACATGCAGCAGACTCAAGAAAAGCATCAATTAGAGCGTGAGTCTATGCAGAATAAAGCCTCTTTAGATAAGCAGGCGCATCAACAAAAAATACAACAAGGGGACCAAAAGCATAAACAATCTATGCAAGCGAATAAACAAAAAGCACAGATGCAAGCCAAGCAAAAGCCTAAGAAAGCGAGTTAACATGCCCTCTTATCTCTATAATCCTGATTGCCCTCTTGCGGACAAGGGGGGCATGGTAGAAAAAAATCAAGAGTACTATTATTGGCTATCTCTCACTACGCCAGATAATCGTATGATGAAAGGCAATCAAGTAGTAGAATTTAGATTCATCTCTGATGAAATGCCTGCAACTAGACATATGTGCAATGGTAAACTCTATACTTCTAAGAAGAAGTTCAGAGACGAGACGAGAGCTAGAGGATGCGTTGAAATAGGAAATGAGAAAGAACACGTATTAAAACCAAGAAAACCAAGAAAGCTAGATAGAAAACAGCGCAGAGACGATATAAAGAGAGCTTTGTGGCTAGTAAAAAATAATCTTCATCAGCCGATGCGTTGATACTGGAAGTCTCAATTGACCGTAGGCCCTCTCTTATAAGACAACGGAAGCCATGGATAAAGACGAAGAAATTGAAGATAAAGTAGTAGACGACGGCAAGCTCGGCGATAGCGACGAGCCTATAACCGGGCGGGATAAAGACGATGTCGTAGAGGATAAATCACCTCCTAGCGTGGGTGATTCTATCCGTGCTGCGTTTAAAGAGGTTAGTGAGAAAGAAGAGAAAGAAGTAGACGTTATCGATGAAAAAGATACTGAAAAAGAAGAAAAAGACGAAAAAGAGGAAAAAGATCTTCGGAAAGTGGCTAGCAGAGAACGTAAGCAAGAACAACGCGTTTCTGAAAAATCTCCTAAAGAGCCCCAAGATAAAGATTCAGTAGAGCCGCCGCCTTTCTGGAAAGTAAAAGGCCGCGCTGTTTGGGATAAATTAGCTCCTGAAGATAAGAAAATTATAGCAGCCCGTGAGCAAGAAGTCTCTAATGGGTTTGCGCAGTATTCACCGAAGGTCCGCGCCTTCGATGAATTGGACCGAGTAATTGGTCCAAGACGCCAAATGATTCAAGAATTTGGCGTTTCAGAAGCTCAGACAATTGATAGACTATTTCAATGGATGGAAAACCTTGGCAGCTCAAATCCAAGGCAAAAGGCAGCTACATTCAAAAAGCTGGCCGACAACTTTGGAGTAGATTTAAGCCAATTAACTGACGCGCCTTCTGAAGGACAACCTAATGCTTCTAATGATCCGCCAGAATGGTTTAACGACTTTTCTGGGCAAGTTCAGAGTGAAATAGGTGGTATAAAGCAGCATTTTGCTACTCAACAGCAAGCCGCTGCCGATAATCTAGTTCTTGGCTGGGCTTCCGCAACGGATAAAGACGGTAATAAATTGAGGCCATACTTTGATGAAGTCAGAGAATTAATGGCTCAATTGTCGTCTAGTGGAGCAGTACCTTTAAAAGATGGAATGATAGATTTAGACGGGTCTTATGAAGCGGCAATCAGGCTTCGCTCCGATATCTCGTCTCTTATTCAAAAAGAGGCCGCAGATAAGACAGCGAAGGAAGCCAAAGTTAAGTCTGATCGTGAAGCAAAAGAAAAAGCAGAGCGATTGGCTAGAGCCAGAAGGGCAGGTTCAGGGTTCAAACCTTCTGCATCTTCGATGGCGCCCGTAACAAATCAATCTTCTAAGTTAAATGGTAAGGCCACTGGTAAATCTCCGTCTGTTAGAGACAGTATTAGAGCAGCTTTTCAGGAATTAAGCGAGTAAGTTAATTACATCAACCAATTATAGTGAGTATTAAAAATGCCCGCACCTAATCTTTCAGAAGTCGTTACTACTACGTTGCGTAACAGAACTGGAGTTCTGCAAGACAACGTATCTCGTAACAATGCGCTTCTTGCTCGTTTGAACAAGAAGGGCCGCATTAAGTCGTTTAGTGGTGGTCGCACTATCGTTCAGGAATTGAACTATGCGAATAACACTACGTTCACTTGGTATTCGGGCTATCAAACTGTTAATATTAACCCGAGTCAAGTATTTACTGCTGCGGAGTTTCCTATTCGCCAGGCCGCGTTAGCGGTTTCCATCTCTGGCCTAGAGGAACTGCAAAATAGTGGCGAAGAGGCGATTATAGACCTCTTAGAGAGTCGTGTTGAGAACGGCGAACAGACGTTCATGAACGGACTTTCTAATGGTGTATATGGCGACGGTAGCGTGGCTGGTTCTATTGGTGGATTGCAGCTTCTAGTCGCTGCATCTCCTACCACTGGCACCGTTGGCGGTATCGATAGATCGCAATGGGCGTTCTATAGGAATCTTGTTTTCAGTGCGCTTACTAATGGTGGCGCTGCTACCAGCTCTGCAAACATTATTCAGTATATGAACTCTCTTTGGGTACAGCTTGTTAGAGGCCGCGATTTTCCTGATCTACTCGTTGCCGATAACAATATGTATACGTTCTATCTGAACGCTATGCAGTCTATTCAGCGAGTAACTACTGAGGGCGGCGCACCAGATTTAGCTGAAGCTGGTTATACGTCTCTTAAATTCCTGAATAGCGATGTTGTGTTAGATGGTGGATTCCAAGGGTTTAGTAATGATCCTATACCCTTCCAGACTTCTAGCTCAACTACAGCAGTTGGTGGTGTACCTTCGTCGTTCATGTACTTCTTGAACACGAATTATATTCACTGGCGTCCTCACGCTGCTCGTAACATGGTTCCTCTCGATCCTGATCGTTTCTCTGTTAATCAGGATGCGATGGTTCGCCTGTTAGGGTGGGCTGGGAACATGACGCTATCCAACGCGTTCTTACAAGGCCTATTAGGTACATAATAATGGTCACGGTGAGATGTGTTGCTCTAATTAATGAGGTATTAATATGACTCTATATGCAAACTGGTACGCTACCGACCCTAAGATCGGCGACGATCTTATGTTTGTAACCCAATTCTTTGCCACTGCGTCGTTTCCCGAGTATCCTGCGGGCGGTGGCGATAGCAGGCCAAGATTGGGCGAACCTGCACAAGGTATCGGTGGCTCGCAGTGGATGTTTGTTCAAGCATCCGCTACGGTCACGGCTTTAAACGTGGTTGCAATTGACCATTTATTTAAGGCTAATAACATTACTTCTGCGTTAGCAGCCTCTCAATCGTACTCTTATGGTATCGCACACTTTAAGAGCACGGTTGCGGACGGTGGTACGGGTGGTAATGGCGATTATTTCTGGGCACTTATGATAGCTAGGGGGGGATTTAGTGTAATGATTAACCCCTCTGCTACCCGTGGTGCTCAGTTATACATCAACGTAGCCACGGCGGGAGCGCTTACTGCTTCTGCGACAGCTCTACAGGTGCAGAATATCGTTATCGTGACAGCCGCTGGAACAAGCTCGGGGACTACTGCCGAGTTTGTTATGGTTGGTTACATGAAGACAACTGCATCTGTCTAAAGTTAGACGAGGGAAGGGTAGGGTCGATTTATTATGGAAGTATCGCAAGAGACTGCCCAGATATCTCGACCCTATCTTGATTATTCTCCACTAGGAGGGGTAGGCACTACAGCAGCTACGCCTTCTAGTGTATCTTTAGAGAACATATTTGAGAACATTAAGACTAAATACACTAGATTTCATGAGCTACCAGAGTTTAAAAAAGTAAAGAATGAATTACCGATAGCTCTTGTAGGCGGCGGGCCTTCGCTTAAAGGCCAATTAGAAGAGCTAAGAAAATTTAGGACAGTCATAGCTTGTGGATCGGTTCACGATTACCTTATTATCAATGGGATTATTCCTACTTATTCTGCTATTTGCGATCCTGACCCGGTAAGTATAAATTATTTAAAATTAAAGCACTTAGAAGTCAAATATTTGATAGCTTCAGCGTGTGATCCTAAGATATTTAAATATTTAGAGGATTGCCCCATAGTAATGTGGCACTGCCACAGTGATGACTATACTAAACACTTAGCTAAAATAGAGCCTAACGGCGAGTATCAAGGCATAGGCGGCGGCTGTACTATAGGGCTTAGAAGCGTATCTATGGCAATTACGCTTGGCTATAGAAACCTTCATATGTTCGGGTTCGATAGCTGTCTGAGTGAAGAGGAAAGCTATGCTTACGATTTATCTACTCAAGAAGAGAAAGATAATCAAGGCGAAGTATACAAACTAAAAATAGGTATGTCTTGGAATGGGCCTAGTGAGAAGACCTATAGGTGTTTAGGCTATCATCTAGCGCAAGCAGAAAATTTTAGAAAATTCATGATAGAGTATGATAATCTATTCTCTGCTACTTTTTATGGCGAAGGTCTATTACCTGATTTAATAGGAATGATAAAAGAAGAAAGTTTTAAAATGCAATTGAACGAGGAGGCGAAGAAGAAAATAGAAGAACTCGAAAAAGGTACGCTACAATGAACGAACTGTCTCATCTTTCTGGCCCAACCAGAATAAATATGCAAGGTCAAAACTTCGGTATCGCACAGTACGGCAGCGACGACCAGCTTCTGGTTATGTTCTATAATAGGTCAGTAGAAAATCCAGCTCTTTCGTTGGAGCATGGTAGGCCTTACCACGAAGATAAAATCTTTATTATGATCCAGCAGCCTGGAGAGAATCTTAATAAAATCGATAGACCTATTAATGACAACGATAAACTTAGGTTTGCGTCTAAATGGGCTGCTTTTGTTCAAAATAGGACACAAATACCCGAGGGCACTCCTATAGATTTACTATTCCCCAACTATCCCGCTGTAGCAGAGAATTTACGCGCCTCTGGCGTATATACCATCGAGCAGTGTGCTAAACTTTCTGCGCACGCTATTGATTCTATTGGCCGTGGTGCTCAAGAGTATGTAAATAGAGCGAATCAATACATAGATAGCGCCTCTAAAGGCACTGCGTTCCTTAAATTGCGTCAAGAGAACGACAATCTAAGAAACGAGATGCAAGTACAAACGCAACAGATAGGCCAATTGAAGGCGCAGCTAGATCATCTTTTGATGAAATTTAATGATCCTATCAGCGCGTCTAAACAGCCTCCTTTTGTTATAGGATACGATGCGCAATCGGAGCGAATAAATCTCAATCACCCTACGCAAGAGGCGTCTAAGGCAGTCTTAAAGAAAAAGAGAACTACTTCGCCGCCTACAGTAGAAGATTTAATTACTGATCCTTTAGCCGGTAAGGATCAAAATGCACTCACTTAAAGAAATAGAAGGCGTAGAGATAACTACTGCCGTACCTTTAGAGACACTAAAGGCACAGATTTTAGACGCCAGAAAGCATCTCCTAGCACCTATTCATACTTGCGCAGACTGGCGCGAGGAACGGCCCATCGCCCTAGTTGGCGGTGGGCCGTCCTTAAAACACACTATAGGTGATTTACATAAGTATAAAGATACAATGGTGTGTGGATCAGCACATGATTATGTAATAGAACAAGGAGTTATACCTAAATATTGTATAGTATGCGATCCTGATCTATTTATGGTGCGTTATTTACAAAAAGCTAAGTGGCCAATTACGTATTTAATCGCTTCTCAGTGTCATGAAAAAGTATTCGAGCATTTAGATTGTCATTCGCCTTATATATGGCACGCTGCGTCAGGTAAAGAGTTCGATGATGAAGTCTTTCCAAAAGACGAAATTAAAGTAGTAGGTGGCTGTACAGTAGGCACAAGAGCCATCGGCATGGCCATGATGATGGGGTTTAGAAATATACACTTATTTGGTTTTGACACTTGTCTTACAGACGACTATAAACACCATGCTTATGAATTTCTGGACCCAGATTACGAGACGCTAGGAGACATAACAGAAATAAAGCTAGAGCCAGAGGGCAAAACTTTCAAAGTAGCTAGCTATATGTTAGCGCAGTTGTTCGATTTCAAATATATGTTAACTGAGTATTCCGCTAGACTACACATTGAAGTAAAAGGTGGCGGGCTATTAGCAGAGTTTTTAAAAGTAGCCCGTGCCAAAGCAATTGAAAAGGGTGAATTAAATGGCTAAGTCAGAAAATCTAATGGGCTTGGGTATGGCACATCCGCTTGCTGCACGAGTGGGTATGAATATCCAAGCTGTTACTATCGCTGGCACTTCTGCTGGCTCGGCTACTCAGATTCCTGGCAGGCAAGGAATCTACTTTGTTCTTGCCTCTAATTCTGGTAGTGGCATTAAACTACCCCAAGTAGGCGGTGCGAATGGGTGTCTCCCTGGCGATGAGTATACTATCGTTAATAACCAAGGTGCTACGCTCGCAGTATACGCGGCTAATAATGCTGCTGGTAGTGCTGTTACTCTTATTGGTAATGGTGCAGCCACCGCTGGCACTACTGGCGTGTCTCTCCTTACTACTCATGTTGCAATTTACAAAAATATAAATACAAGCACCTGGGCGTTCGTAAAGACCAGCGTATAATTAACTCTCTAAATAGAGGGTTACTATGCCTCAGAAGACATTATTACAAATAATAAATCAAGCTCAGTTAGAATTAGGGCTTGTTCAAGACAGCGTAGTGGTGAGTTCTCAGCAGCTCACTACTATGCAAATGTATGGTTTCGCCAATCAAGCCATAGAAGAACTAAGGCAGCGCCATCCTACGGGATGGACTGCTTTAACTAAAGAATATAATTTAGCAGTTACGCCTCCTGTTGAAACTACAGGCGACGTAGCGCTAGATTCCGCTGTTATTAGTAATATACCTAGTACAGCTTCTCTCCAAGCAAACTATTTTATGGTGTCTGGAAGCGAGATACCAGCAGCAGCTCGAATAGCGTCTGTAGATAGCCCCACACAAATAACTATGACTATGTTGGCTACTGGGGCCGCTGTAGGTACAGATTTAGTCTTTTCTAAAGATACATACCCTGAACCTACGGACTTTAGTCACTTTTTAAATAGAACGTGGTGGGATAGAACTAATAGATGGGAATTATTGGGGCCAGACAGCCCCCAATTAGATCAATGGCATAGATCAGGAATTGTGACTACAGGCCCGAGGCGTCATTTTAGGCAGATAGGGGCTCTTGCAAACAATTATAGAATATGGCCCCCTCCTGCTGAAATTACTCAACCTATACAGATAGTATTTGAATATGTCTCTAAATACTCTGTATATGTCACTGGAGGTACAACAACGGCAGAGTTTTTCACAGCGGACTCAGATATACCTATTTTAAACGATAGAGCCATTATAAATGAGATAAAATGGCGATTCTGGGCGCAGAAAGGTTTTAATTGGATGCCTATTCGCTCAGAGAACGACGAATACATAGAGAGATTAATTTCGAGAGACGGGGGCAGGCAAACTCTAAGTATGGTTAAGCGTCAGAGCCCCATATTTATATCACCTGCAAATGTGCAAGATGGGTTCTTTCCTGGCCCCACAGGTCCAAATGTGGCTTAATGGCATATATTCGTAAAAAATACGCGGATAAATGGCAAGCTAAAGGCGCGTATTTAGACCAAGATGTAGACGTTAAAATAGTCCCTGCCCCGATTGGCGGGATAGACGCGCTTATGCCTTTATCTGCGATGGAGCCTAAATATGCTGCATCGATGATTAATTGGGTGCCTCGTACAGGCTGGCTAGAATTACGTGGGGGATACAACGCTTGGGCGCAAGGGTTTACTACTTCGCCCGTAAATAGCCTCATGCAGTATAGACCCCCCCTAGCATCGCCTCAATTGTTTGCCGCATCGGGCACAGAAATATGGGACGTAAGCATTTATGGCGTACCCACTCTAGCGGCTTCAGGGTTCGGCGGGGATAAATTTCAGTATATAAATTTTACTCCTGCGTTAGGAGCTAATTATCTTTTAGCAGTTAATGGACTGAATTCAAACGTACAGAGTTGGAATGGGACAATTTGGGCAGAGAACGTAATAACAGGGACTAGCGACATATTTTTTAATATACATGCTTTTAAGAGAAGAGTGTGGCTAATACCTAATAATTCTACTAAAGTTTACTTCTTAACTACTGACGCTGTACAAGGAGCCGCTACTGCCCTAGATTTAGGCTCATTTATGACGAGGGGCGGGTCGGTGTTAGCTATGGGGTCTTGGACTCTCGATGGGGGCAATGGCCCTGACGACACAGCTATATTTGTGACTACAGAGGGCCAAATTATACAATATAAAGGCACTGACCCCACTAATGCTAATATGTGGGCGCTAGTAGGTACTTTTGATTTAGCGGACCCTATTGGATCAAGGTGTCTCTGTAAGTACGGCTCTGATCTTTTTGTGATTACGGTACAAGGTATATTACCTATATCGCAAGTTTTGTCGTTCGATCCAGCAGCGTCTAGATCGGTAGCTGTGACCAATAGAATACAGAACTTATTGATGACAGATGCGCAGAGTTACTCTGGTAACTTTGGCTGGCAGCTTATATCATTCCCTCAACAAGGACTTCTTATTCTCAATGTGCCCCAGGTTGAGAGCAATACTCAAATACAAAGAGTACAAAACGCGCTTACAGGGGCCTGGACTGCTTTTGAGGGGTGGAACGCTAATTGTTTTGAATTATTTAACGAGAGCCTTTATTTTGGGGATAATAATGGTAATGTAAATTTAGCTTACGCAGGCGCTCTAGACTTAGTTGAGCCTATATTATACGACGTTAAGTGTGCGTTTAACTATTTTGAACAACCTGGAAGGCTAAAACACGCAAAAATGATTAGACCATTCTTGGTGGCAGATGGTACTTTAACACCGTCTATACAGATAGATGTAGACTTTGAAGATAGTTCTCCATCAGCGCCAGTTACGATCTTAACTCCAAGCGGTGCGTTATGGGATGTGTCGCTGTGGGATGCATCTGAATGGTCTACAGGGTTAGTTACAGTACTAAATTGGCAAAGCTGTGCTGCTTTAGGCACAGCGCTAGCTGTAAGAATGGTAGTCAATCTGGCAGGCGGTGGAACTGCCAGCGAAGTAGCACAATCTTCGGTATTTGATACCGCTGTATTTGATACCGCTGTATTTGATGGCAATGGTGCAACTCTTAGGAGCGGCGAAGGGCTAGCCACTCTTAGATTGAACATGTTTGAGATAGCTCTTGAGTTTGGTGGGCCTATCTAATGCATCTTATATATGGTACTAATACGGATAGCGTCGGCATAATGATAGCTGGATATTTTAATAGAGAAACAGGCCATCCTGTAGAGGCGCCGTATACTGCAATGGGCTGGTTCAAAAATGGCAAAGTAGTAGCGCAAGCTATATACCACAATTATACAGGCCCTAATGTAGAAATACACTTCAATGGACCTAAATGTTTAAATAGAAAAGCTCTTAGTGATATAGCAGACTATGTATTTAAACAAATAGGCTGCGTAAGGCTCACTGCTAGAGTGTATTGCACCAACGAAAAAATATCTCAGATTGTAGAGAAAATAGGCTTCAAGTATGAAGGTAGGCATAAAGATTACTACCTAGACAATAAAGGTAGCTTAGTAGATGCGCTAAGTTACGCTATTTTTAAAGAAGATGGTTTAAAGTGGATTAGAAATGCCCAGCAAACCTAACGCTCCGCCTCCTATTAATCCGGGCCAAGTAGCTGAGACTCAGCAAGGCTATAACCTTAAAGGTGGCCAGCAGTCGCTTTCGCTTGGGACGATGAATCAATCGGATCCATTTGGGACTAAATCCTATAGTTCTACTATTGACCCCATCACAGGGCTACCCGACTATGAACAGAGTAAAGAATATTCTCCAGTTATGCAGGCGTTATTTGACCAGTTCTATGGTACTAAAGGTGATGTGGGTGGTGGCGGTGCTGACTTATGGAATGATATTTCTTCAAGAATGGGGCA